CAACAGGTGGATATGATGATGCAGGTGGCGGCACAGCAGGCAGAGTAACTGACACTAAGGCCCAGACTCTAGCAGGTACAGCCGGTCAAAGTTCTGTGACATTGACATTATCAAATTTACCAGAACACTCTCACTCTTTAAGTTCGTCAAGACAAGATTATAATGTTATTGCAGTCACAACTACCATTGATCCGGATGCAGTTACTGGACCAGGTCCAACCGCTCCAGGTCAGGCACAATATTTAAAAGACTCCGGAGGAATTAAAAAACCAACTGGAACAACATTAGGTACGGCTGTTGGTATTATGAATCCCTACTTGACTATTAATTATATTATTAGATCAGGTCCACCGTTATTCTAATTAGGTTAAAAAAATATGGCATATCAAATTAATAAAACAGACGGTACAATCGTAGCAACAGTAGCAGACGGTCAAATTGATGAATTATCAACTGACATAACTCTTATTGGAAAAAATTACAGCGGGTTTGGCGAAGCATTAAATGAAAACCTAATTAAAATATTAGAAAATTTTTCAAGTACTACTGCTCCAGAGCATCCTATTAAAGGCCAAGTATGGTACGATTCTTCTGAAAATAAATTAAAAGTTTACAACGGATCGACATTTGTACCGGTAAGTTCTGCAACTATTTCAAATACACAACCAGATACACTAGCTAGCGGAGATTTATGGTTTGATAACATTGGCGGCCAATTATATTTTTATGACGGTACAAATCCTATTTTATTAGGCCCAGCATATTCAGCTTCACAAGGATTAAGCGGTTTAAAAGTTGATAGTATTCTCGATACTCTTAACCAAACTCGAGTTATTACATACTTGTATAATAACGGAATTTTATTAGGAATTTTTTCTAAAGACAGTTTTACACCTAAAGCAGAGATTATTGGATATTCTGGTAGTATCGAACCAGGATTTAATGCAGGAACATTAGACGGATTAAAATTTAATGTAACTGTAACAAATTCAGAACAACTTGGCGGAGCAGTAGCAACGACCTATGTTCGTAGAGATACATCAAATGCGATTAATGGACAACTACGAATTACCACAGACCAGGGTATAGTTATTGGATCAGCCGGTCAATCTAACTTGTATGTTACCAGCGGTGACATTTTTATGTCAAACGCTTCAACCGATAAGAATTTAATTCTTAACGTTCGAAAAGGCATTAACCAAGAAAACGCAGTTGTTATAGGATCATCTCAACGAACAATCGATCTATATTATGGATATGAAGATAGCCAAGTTAGAGTAGGTGGCGATTTAACCATTGTTGGAAATTTAGAAGTTCAGGGAACAACCACAACACTTAATACCAATGATTTAGTTGTAGAAGACAAAAACATAATCATTGCGAGTGTCACTAATCCAACAAATTCAACAGCCGACGGTGCTGGAATTACAATCAAAGGAACTACAGACAAAACAATTTCCTATTCTAACGCTGATAACTGGTTAGATGTGTCAGAAACACTTAACTTAGATTCTGGCAAGGCTCTTTATATTGGCGGCACCAAGGTTATTGATGGAAACAGTTTAGGCTCTAGTATTACTAGTATTCCGGGTGTTAGTTCTTTTGGTACACAAACAGTAATTAACGTTGGTCCTGGAGCACCTCCGGTAGCTCAAATGAGATTAGAAAACCATAGAATATCTACGGTTTCTAGTAATTATGACGTTGAAATATTCCCTGACGGTACTGGTAACGTTGTTTTAAATGATTCAGCTAGAATTACAAATCTTGTTGATCCTATTGATCCGCAAGATGCAGCCACAAAAGAATATGTAGATAATACAATTGAAACAAGGCCGTTAGTTTTCAGTATGGATTTATCTGATGCTAAATCAAACACCTATATTATTATTAATATATTAAATAATCTTGCTCCGCCGGCGGAATTTAGGTCTGGTACAGTGGCAAGAATATTATGTACAATTAATACTAATAACGCAGTTACATTGGATATCAATTCACTTCCTCCTACAGTTAATACTAACCCCTTCTTAACAGATTTAGGAGGCGCCACAGGCCAAGCTGTTACAGGAATAACTTTTCCAACTGCTTCGATAACTGCCCAACCAATTGTAACAACTAGAATTATTAAAGAGTTTGTTTTAAACATTGGTGCTTGGATTTGGCAATCAGATACGTTATTACCACCATAATCAATCGGAGCGATATAAATGTCTTACGTTATTAATAAATTTAACGGTGAACAACTAATAGTACTTGACGACGGTACTATAGACACCAGTACCAGCATCAACTTAGTTGGAAGAAACTATGTTGGCTATGGTGAAGCACAAAATGAAAATTTTCTGTGGTTGCTAGAAAATTTTGCTAATAATAAACCACCAGCAAGGCCGTTAACCGGGCAATTATGGTTTGATACTTCGGCCAATTTAGTCAAAGTATATAATTTAGAAGAATGGGTTCCTGTAGGATCAGCAATTTTAAGCCAAGATGCTCCAACAACCACAATAGCCGGATCTTTTTGGTTGGACACAAATGCTAATCAATTAAAAGTGTATACTGGCTCCGAATGGCAATTAATAGGACCAGAGGCGGTTAGAGGATTTGGATCGACTAAAGTTCGAGCAACTACACTAGATGATACTGTAGGAAATCAACGTCCTGTTCTTATATTTGAAACAGATGATGTTCCTTTTGCAATATGTACAGCATCGGCGTTTACTATAAATCCTTATGCTGCAATAGATGGATTCGAAACTAATTTAACCGCTGGAATTAATTTATCATCAGCATCAAAAATAAATGGAAATGTTACAGGTAATGCTGGAACAGCTGACGCATTAAAAACTAGTCGAAATATTAACGGAGTACCTTTTAACGGAACTTCAAACGTAACTATTAAATCTTCTACAACACGTTCTTTGATTAGCGGATCATATATTGTAGGAAATGATTTTGACGGAGCTCAAGAAACTACTTGGTCAGTAGACGCATCATCTACTAATGCTATTGGAAAAATTGTAGCTCGTAACAGCGAAGGCGGGTTTTCAGCAGGTACAATTACGGCTACATTTGTAGGAAATTTAACTGGCAATGTAACTGCAACCAGCGGAACTAGTAGATTTAATATTATTGAAGCTAATTCTTTTGTTGGCGCAACACTTTCGGGAAATGCGGCAACAGCTACTCAACTAGCCAATGCAAGAAAAATTAACGGTGTTAACTTTGATGGTACAAGTGATATAACAATACCTGCACCTGCAGGTATATTAACAGGCAATACACTGGCATCTAACGTATTAATGTCTAGTCTGACTTCTGTAGGAACTTTAACAGGGTTAAGTGTAGCAGATCTTGGAATAACTATAGGAAGTTCATCTCAATTTAATTTGTTTGTTGACGATAGTGTTCCTACAATTAGATCTGAAACAGGAGCATTAAATTTTGATCTAGGCCCAACTGGACCTGACATAAAACTTGTTGACACGTTAACATCGCTGTCATTAGGCGGCCCTAATTCTCCTGCACTAATAGGTGATAACATAACAAATTTAGGCATACCAAGTTACAAGTTTAACAATGTTTATGCTAATAATTTTAAAGGAAATGCAGATACTGCAACATTATCCTTAAGAGCAACTAATATTGTTGGCGGTGGCGCTGGCGCTCTAGTTATACAATCAGATCAAGATACAACAACAACGTTGGGTTTAGGACCGGATGGATTTGTTCTGAGAGCTAGACCAGGAGGACCTCAGTGGGAACCGTCAATTGGAATAGAACCAATAACTGCTGGTAATCATATCACGATGATTAATACTGCTACTAGCGGTAGTTTAAGTTTATACGATTCATCACTTCCGGTTACTATTGGGATAGATGCTACTCCAAACAATGTTCCTTTAACCGTTGCATCTCGAGATGTATATGGAAACATAGCTGCAAATTCATTTGTTGGCGGATTATTAGGAAATGTTATTGGTAATGTTTCTGGAAATGCTGGAACAGTAACAAATGGTGTGTATACTACAGGAACTTATTCTAATCCAAGTTGGATTACTACGTTAGCAGGTTCAAAAGTTACAAGCATTCCAAATTCATCCTTACAAAATCCATCGATTACTATTAATGGGTATACAGTTTCTCTTGGCGGTGCAGTTAATATTGCACTTGCAGGTATTCCGTCAGGGGGAATTATTATGTGGAACGGATTAGTAGTATCAATTCCCTCTGGTTGGGCGTTGTGTAACGGCTCCAACGGCACCCCAGATTTACGAGACCGTTTTATAGTAGGCGCAGGTTCAACCTATGCAGTCGGAGCAACAGGTGGTAGCAAAGATGCGATTGTAGTAAGCCACTCGCACTCGGCTTCAGTTAATGACCCAGGGCACTCGCACAGTAATGTAACGCAATATGGCAACCCAATAACTCGAATGGGATCTGGAACAGGAAGGCAAGCCGGTACATCTCCTGACTCGGCGTTAGGAAAATCTGATAACGGATCGAACACAGATAACGCTAGTACAGGTATTTCAGTAAGCATTAGCTCAACAGGATCTTCGGGCACTAACGCAAACTTACCTCCGTACTATGCACTTTGCTTCATTATGAAACTGTAAGAAGTTTAACTAATAAATATATAAACATTTTGGGACTATTAAACTATGGCATACGAAGTTAACAAATTTAATGGAACGTTTTTAGTATCAGTTGCAGACGGTACAATTGATACAACTACAGATTTACGTTTCATTGGTAAAAATTACGCCGGGTACGGCGAAGTTCAAAACGAAAATTTCCTACATTTGCTAGAAAATTTTTCAAATACTACACCTCCACCGAAGTCTGTAACAGGTCAAATTTGGTATGATTCTCAAAATAAAAAATTAAAATTTTATGACGGGTCAAAATTTAAAGTTGCTAGCGGTGCAGAAGTTAGTTCTACAGCACCGTCTGGTTTAGCAACAGGTGATTTTTGGTGGGATTCGTCAGCAAAACAGTTGTATGCCTATAACGGAACTGGATATACGTTAGTTGGTCCAGTGTCCAGCCCAGACCTAGGAACTTCAATTATAGCTGGTGAAGTTGTAAAAGGAACTATTTCGTCTGATATTGGACCTCATACAATATTAAAAGTAATTACAAATGATAAAGTTGTTGGTATTTTCAGTAGAACTGAATTTACACTTGATAATGCACAAAATCCTATCGAAGATTTTACATATATTAAGAAAGGATTTACTCTAGCTAAATCACAAACAGGTGTTTCAACAGACGACTACGTTATGTGGGGCACAGCTCAAAATGCGAATCAGTTAGGCGGAGTCAATGCTGATCAGTATATTAGAGTTGGTGATAACGCATTTACATCTGAAGTAGCATTCAGCGATCCTGGATTTACAGTAGGCGATGCAACCGGCGGTGATCTAAGAATTCGTGTTGAAAACGGCGACGAAACTATTATTGAAAACCGGTTAGGAAATCCTATATATTTTAGAATTTCAGTAGTTCCAACAGTTGATGAAAGAGATGTTGCTGTGATAACATCAACAGGTATTGTGCCTGGAGATAACAGCACTTATTCGTTAGGCACTGACAGCAGTAAATGGGTCAACGTTTATTCTACTACATTTACCGGAAGTCTTGTTGGAAATGTTACTGGAAATTCAACAGGAACGCATACAGGAAGTGTTTTAGCCACCGACTCTACAGTATTAATAGACGGAACTACAAAACAGATTGGATACACTGGTGCAACCTTAGTAGGAACATTAACTGGTTCTGTAACAGGATCAGCATCGACCGCAACTAATGCTGGAAAATTAAATGACCTAGAAGCAACTAGTGATATTCCTGCAGGCGGCGTAGCATCTATCCCAATTAGAGATACAAGTGGTAACATTACTGCTAATCAATTTATTGGAACGTCTAATAATACAGATAAATTATTCCTTGACAAAACCAATGCAGTTACAGATCCTGCTTGGAGTGATTCAACAGAATCTACACAATATAGAACAGCAAGATTAACAGCAACTGCCTATTCTATTGCTGCTAGAGATTCTAGCGGAAATTTAACAGCAAATATATTCAATGGTACAGCAACAGCAGCTAGATACGCTGACTTGGCAGAAAAATATCTAACAGATAAAGAATATGAACCAGGTACAGTTGTTATAGTAGGCGGAGAAAAAGAAGTTACAGCAGCAGATGTTAATACTCGTGCAATTGGTGTAGTTTCAACTAATCCTGCTTATATGATGAACAAAGATCTAGAAGGCGGAACATATATTGCTCTAAAAGGTCGTGTTCCTTGCAAAGTTTACGGCGCAGTTAAAAAAGGAGATCGCTTAGTTGCAGGACCAGGCGGCGCAGCTATTGCTGCACACGGCAATTATGCTAATGTATTTGCTGTGGCATTGGAATCAAACGGTAACGATGGCGTTAAATTAATCGAAGCATTGGTGTTATAATATGACTACAAACGGATCAGATATCTTATCTTCTGATTATAATTCTATCAGAGCCAAAGCAGTATCGTTGTTAGGCACAGGTTCAGGGCAACGTGGATATAATCAGACGATTCAATCGTCCGATGTGTTTGCAGGTAATCAAATCACTAAAGCCCAATGGGACGCATTGCGTTATGATATTGTTAATATTAAGTACCATCAGGATGGTGCTGTTCCTAACATAGTAACTATTAACTCCGGTGATTTAATTGGATACGGAGCATCTTATCCTAATAACAATTATGACACAATAATTAATTCTGCAGTAGAAAATAAGTTTAATATTTCTCCAAGTACTTCCACAGTAACAACAAAAATAGGCCAAACAACAACATCGACTTGGTCTTCATCAGCCACAGTAACAGTTACAGTAACATTCTCCTCATCTGACGAAGCAAGATATTTCTTCAACAGTGGAGGAAAAATTAGAGTATCGTCGGCTTTTTCCGGAAATACATCAACATTACAAAATGGAGCCTGGGCTTATTTGTTATTAACTGTAGGTACAGTATCGTTTGGAGCAAATACTCATCCAACATTAAATTATTACACTATGACTAATTCCTACCAAACGGTTTTTAGTCAAGCTCAAAGTACACCGTATTCTGCAAATAATTACAGCATAGAAGTTAAAACAGACGTAGCTGATAATTCAGAAGGTACTGCAAAAATATTATATTTTAAAATAACATTAAATGACGGATATACCGATCCAAGTCCAGGAAATCCACCTCCTCCGGGCGATTCTGTTAGCGGGACACTTTCGGTTGCTATTTCAGAATTAAAGGCTTCGGGAACACTATTACCAACCGGAAATTGGACAATAACTAGTCCTACATATTCAATTTCTAGTTATTCAGTTTATTAAATAATTAAATAACGACATGGCTGTTAATGATCTAATTAAAGTTGCGGATTACAATTCTATTCGTGCAAAAGTGGCTCAGGTATTTGGGACCGGCTCAGTAACCTACGGTTACGGACAAACATTACTAAGCAGCGATGTTTCAGTAAGCAGCAAAGTTACAATTAATGAATGGGCAAATTTAAAATATGATATAATAAATGCTTATGTACATCAAAACGGAACACTTCCTACTATTTTAACAGTAAACGAGGGAGGTACTGTACGTTACAGTACAACAGATGCTCCAGTTACAACGTATGATACTCTTGCCACATCTATAGAAACTAATAGATTTTCAGTAGGAGCTGGTTTATCATTAGTTACCAGTACGGTGTCAACTTCTAGAAACGGATCCTGGAGCAATTCTGCAAAGGCAACTGTGCAATTTTATTGGGCCAATGCTACTCAAGCAAGACATTTTTTTAACAGTGGCGGAAAAATTCGAGTATCTGCTTCTTTAGGAACAGACGGTACTGCATCTGCACAAAATCAAAAGTGGAGAGAATTACTAGCAGCAGTTGGTTCTAGAGATTTTGGCGGATCGACATCTACAACTCCGGCAAACGGAGCAAGTTGGTACCAGTGTAATAATTCATTCCAAACATATTATAGTGCCAATGCTTCAAGTCCATACGGAAGCAATTCTATTCAATTAAAATCTAGAGTTGTTGATCAACCTTTGAATGTAAACGGACTTGCTGCGTCTGGCGAAATCGAAATAAATTTAGTTGACGCATACTCCGATCCAGGTTTTCCTCCACCAGGGGACTTAGTTGACGGAACAGTAACAATGAATGTTAGTGTAGTTTATCCAACCGGAATCCTTTACCCTTTAGGAACAGGCAATTTTACTGTTACAAATCCAACGTTTAGTATTGGATCAATCACGTTCTCTTAATTTTTTTCTCCCTACAATCCCACAACATAAATAATGTGCGCACATTATTGGAGATTGTATGGACGACCTTTTGAAAAAATCGTTAGACTTTTCTAACTACCAACAAACTTTTTCAATTCAACGTAAAATCCTTAAAGAAAAAATTGAAGCCAAATTAACATACGGTGTTAATGGTGGAATATTTTATATTGATCAAACACTTCTAACTTTTGTTGAGATGCTTTGCAATAAAGGAAGGACAGATAGCATTATTCTAGATAAAAATAACACACCGATTTTAATCGAAAGTTTAGAAGATTTTAAAAATGAAATTTTTAATAGATATTTTGAATCGTCAAATGAATATTATACGGCCTATCAAAATTTAAAGAAAAGCCGATCTGTTGAAAAATTATTAGAACAATGAATACAGGTATTTTAATTTATGCTCACAATAATCGAACTCTCGATTACGCATTATGTCTTTAATATCTGGAGGCCTTGCTAAAAAAAATTTAAATGTTCCTGTATCTTTAGTAACTGATCCTTCGACTGTTGAGTGGATGAAAGAATCAAACATATTTGAAAAAGCAATGTCAGTATTTGAAAATTTAATTATTATAGATAGACCGATTACAAACAATCAAAGAAAATTACACGACGGTGAGGAGTCTACAACTGTGCCGTTTATAAATTCTAATCGACATAGTGCCTGGGAATTAACACCTTACGATAGAACATTATTAATTGACAGTGATTATTTAATTTTTTCAGATCATCTAAACAAGTACTGGAATGTTGATTGCGATGTTATGATAGGTGAATCTATTAACGACATTTATAGTAATGATAGATTAGGTTATTTAGATAAACATATATCTGATACTGGAATTAAAATGTATTGGGCAACCACTGTAATGTTTACTAAGAATGAAAATTCTAAACTATTTTTTGATATGGTAGGTTTAATAAAAGAAAATTATGAATATTATTCAGACATTTTTGGATTTAATCCTACACAGTATAGAAATGATATTGCTTTCAGTATAGCAAAACACATATTAGACGGATTTGAACAATCCTCAGTCAACTCGCTTCCGCCAGTGTTAACAACATTAGACAAAGATATTTTGTACAGCGTAGACAATGACAAATTAAAATTTTTAATAAATTACAATCTTGACAGTAATTATTTTCCTTCGTCTGTGAGCAATATAGATATTCATATTATGAATAAACAAAGTATTATTAGGCACAAAGATAAATTATTGGATTTAATATGAATTTTGGATATTTGTTAATTGTTGCCGAAAACAAAACTGTAGATTATTTACAGTTGGCATATGCATTGGCACTTAGTATAAAAAACACACAAAAAGAAGGCTATGATAAAGTTGCCATAGTCATTGACGACAAATCTAAATTAGACAAATTAAAAAGCTCTTGGGTATTTGATCACGTTATCGAATGGAGTCAAGAAACATTCTGGGATGGTAGAAGTTGGATGGATAAACTAACTCCATTTGACCATACGGTGTGTCTTGACGTCGATATGTTATTTTTTAGAGATTACAGCCACTGGATTGATTATTTTGTTGAAAATTCTGAATTATATGTAGCTAATGACACGTATACATATCGTGGAGATTTAGTAACTAACGATTTTTATAGAAAAACTTTCACAAAAAATGATCTTCCAAATCTTTATTCTATGTGGACATTCTTTAAAAAAGATTCTAATTTAGCAGACGACTTTTTTAAGTTAGGTCGATATATAATTAAAAATCCAACTGAGTATTCTAATTTGTTTTTAACACAATATAAACCAAAGGTGTTAGGAACTGATGAAGCATTTGCCTTGTCTGCAAAAATTTTAGATATTGAGGCAGAAATAGCCTATAAATTAGAATTTCCTAAAATTGTACATATGAAGCCAATGATACAAAATTGGCCTTGGCCGTCTGACAAGTGGAGCAATCATATTGGATTTTATTTGAATAAAAAAGGAAATTTAAAATTAGGAAATTTTCAACAACATAATATTGTTCATTATGTTGAAAAAGATAAAATTACAGAAGAAATAGTTAGCATTTTAGAGGAAATAGTATGGAAGAAATAGTAATTGATGATTTTGATGTATGGTTAGCTAATTTTAAAATTGCTGAAGTTAATTACGTTGCAGTCTTCGATCCTTTTTCCGGAAAAGTAATTTCCGTAGGGCCTGACACAGCATTTAAAGATGAAAAACATAAAGTAAACATTGACACCTTAATTGCTGAATCTATTATTGATGGAAAATTGGGTATTGAAAAGTGTTTGGTTGATATTAACTCTAATGAATTTGAAATTTCTGAAATTCGTACATTAACAAAGTTAGACGATATTTTACATAGAGTTGTTTCTTTAAAATATTCCGAAATAGAAAAACCAGATGTGTACATAACACACATAGCTGATAGCGGTGTTTTAATTATAGAGTTATCTGAAGAATTTGGCGGAACAAAAAAGGTAAACCAAGAAGTTAAAAAACGAAATTTTGTTTGGGACGGAGATACTGAGATGAAATTTTACATCACCGAATATAACGATCCTAACTTGATTTTTGATACAATTTCTGTTAAAATTAATGAACTTATCGGAGATTCCAAGGTTATTAACGATATAGATTATAGTACGTTTAGCGTTTATACAAGACGTCTGTTTAAAAATTATGTGATTGAATACAAATGAAAACTATAGAATTTGATGTTATCTTTTTAAGTTACGACGAACCCAATGCAGATTTACACTACGCTGATCTTTGTACCAAAGTGCCTTGGGCAAAACGTGTACACGGTGTTAAAGGCAGTGATCACGCACACAAAGCAGCAGCAGAACAAAGCGAAACTGATTGGTTTATTACTGTTGATGCAGATAATATTGTAGATCCTAGATTCTTTAATATTGATTTAGATATGAGCGATCCAAAGATACAGGTCTATGGATGGTGCGGCCGCAACGTTATCAATGGCCTGCGTTACGGTAATGGTGGATTAAAAATCTGGAAAAAAGATTTTGTTCTTAATATGAAGACACACGAGAACTCGGATAGTGATAGAGGACAAGTAGATTTTTGTTGGGAAGATGGTTATCGAAATTTTCCTTTAAGTTTTAGTGATAGCATTATAACTGGAAGTCCGTTCCAGGCCTGGAGAGCAGGATTTCGTGAAGGCGTAAAAATGACTCTCCTTGACGGTGTCAAAGTACCTCCTATGGAAATTAAACAACACATATGGTGGCACAATATTCATAGATTACGTATGTGGTCAACAGTTGGAGCTCACGAAGAACACGGTACTTATGCAGTATTAGGTGCTCGTATGGGAACCTGGATGACTAATTGTACAGATTGGAATTATGTTGACGTTAGAGATTTTGAAATCCTAAGAGAAATATATGAAACAAAAGTTAATCATACCTTTGTAGAAGAAGATGCACAAGATTACGGAACTAAAATTAAACACGAATTAGGATTAGACTGGCCGTGGTTAGATGCACGTCAAAGCAAATATACATTAGATTTATACAATGAAACAATGAATCTAAACGATACATATTTTAAGATGCCGGTACCTGCAAATGTATGATATTTTTTATGTTTCTAAAACTGAAGGAAATGACGATACTTGGCTAAAAATAAAATCTAAGTATCCGTTATCTCAACGTTTGACAAACATAACAACATATGATCAGATTAAATCTAAATCTTTTACAAAAATGTTCTGGGTTATCTGGGACGATATAGATTTAGTAGATACGTTTAATTTAACAGAGTACAAAGCCACTAAGTGGGACGATATGTATGTTCACGTTTTTAAAAACAGTGAACACTATGATGGTATATGTTTGTTTCCTAAATCAACTACAATTTCTCAAAGAGAATTTGATAATAGATTTTTTACAGACAAAAAAGAAATAGATATAGTTGCCAGTGTTCCGTTAGGATACGATAAATTTAATATTAATAATTACGATGATTATTTAAATGCTATTGAACATTCTAATACAGATATGTTTTGGGCAATTTGGCCTGACGTAAATGTCAAAAAAGATTTTAAATTTAATTATAAAGTTCCTAAGCATAATTCTAATATTGTCCATATTTTTAAAAATGGAGAATTTTTTGACGGCATTTGCTTATTTCCAAAAAATGTAAAAGTTTCTAAGAGAGAATTTTATCATAGATTTTTTGCAGATAAAAAAGAAATAGATATTGTTGCAAGTACACCGAAAAAATATAGTGTATATTCTCCTAATACATTTGAAGAATATCAACAAATTAAAGATGATATGTTTTGGGTCGTATGGCCCGAGACTAAAATTATAAATGAATCGGTACTTGATTTATACTTTAGTCATCATAATACATATGATCGTAGAGAAAATCATATTTTTAAAAATTTATGTAATGATGTTGAGTCTTATATAAGCGGCATGGTTCTTTGCAGTAAGTATAAACAGATGTCCCCAACAGAGTTTGAAAGTCAATATGCCACTGATAAAAAAGAATATAATATTGTAGCAAGCAAATTTCAATATCCAGTATACAATATATCAACATACGATCAATATTTAGAAATTGTTAAAAACGAAAAACAAAAAATGTTTTGGTGCATATGGCCTAACATTGAAATTTTAGATAATACTATTTTTGATTTATATTTTGATCCTAACGACGGCAAATATGATCACGATAGAGAAGAAAATCATATGTTTAAAAATTTATGCAATGATAAAGAATCCTATTTAAATGGTCTTGTTCTATGTTCAACATCTAAAATTATTTCTCAAAGAGAATTTAATAGACGATATTTAATTGATAAAAAAGAACACAATCGTGTTGTTAGCCGATATAGATATAATAGATATACGTTAACTACCTATGATGAATATCAACAAATTATAGAAAAAGAAACTCAACCTTTGTTTTGGGGAATATGGCCAGAAATTGATATAACTGACGAAACAGTTTTTGATTTATATTTTGATCCTAACGACGGCAAGTCCGATCACGATAGAAAAGAAAATCATATGTTCAAACATATGTTTAACGGTACAGAAATTTATATTAACGGGTTAGCATTATTTTCAAAGACAAAGGTTATAGGTCATCGAGAATTTAAACATCGATTTTTAATAGAAAGAAAAGAACACGATCGTTTAGTTTCTAAGCATCGATTATATGACGTTGTTTTTATCAGTTACAACGAACCTAATGCAGATGAAAATTATAATAGATTGCTGGTCAAGTGTCCTCGAGCAAAAAGAGTCCACGGTGTTAAAGGAATACATCAAGCGCATATTAAGGCAGCTGAAATGTGTAACACTGATATGATATGGATAGTTGATGGCGATGCAATCATTGAAGATAATTTTAATTTTGATCTAACTATGTCTAGTTATGACATAGATTGTGTTCACGTGTGGCGTAGTAGAAACCCAATAAACGATTTAGAATATGGTAACGGTGGTGTAAAATTATTACCAAGACTATTAACATTATCAATGGATGTAACAACTCCGGATATGACAACTTCTATATCTAAAAAATTTAAAGCTATGGATGATGTATCGAACATTAATTCGTTTAATACAGATGAGTTTGCAACCTGGAGATCAGCATTTAGAGAATGTTGTAAATTATCAAGTCGTGTAATTGAACGTCAATATGAAGATGAAACACAACAAAGATTAGATGCTTGGTGTTCATTAGGAATTGATAAACAATATGGCAAGTATGCAATTGCAGGTGCTATTGCAGGACGTAAGTACGGAGAAGAAAATAAAAACAATCCCGATGCATTAAGAAAAATTAATGACTTTGAATGGTTAAAGGAACAGTTTAGTGGAATACAACCGTAATATAAAAGGCAACGAGTTGAAAGAAATAAATGGCAAGTATGAATCTAGATACTTTGCCGACGCTGACTACGTTCAAAAAAAACTTAATGAAGTAAGTCCTAGTTTTTGTTTGGCTAAATGGTATAATGTTAGTATACATATTCCTACAGGTAAGACACACAGTTGTTACCATCCTAGAGCACATCAAGTTCCATTAGAAGAAATACGTATTGATGTTAGTGCATTGCATAATACAAAGTATAAAAAAGAACAACGAAAGTTAATGTTAGAGGGAACTCGTCCTAACGAATGCGAATTTTGTTGGCAAATTGAAGATAGTGGAACACAGTTAAGTGATCGTGCTTACCGTAGCAAGGATGTGTGGGAAGATGGTTTAATTGATGAAGCACAGTTAATAGGCTACTTGGGTAATTCTAATCCAAGATATGTCGAAGTTAATTTTAACCAAGCCTGTAATTTTAAATGTAGTTATTGCAGTCCTCATCTATCTACTGCCTGGCATAAAGACGTTCAAGCAAATGGAGCATTTATTTTAAAGGATAGATGGCACAATGATATCAATTGGATGAAAAGTCTTAATATTGATAATGGTCCTGATAATCCCTATTTGTTAGCATTCTGGGAATGGTTGCCTCAAATATACCCAACACTACATACTTTCCGTATGACTGGCGGCGAGCCGCTAATGGACAAGAACACATTTCGTATGTTTGATTACGTTAAAGAACATCCTAAAAAAGATTTACATTTAAGTATAACTAGTAATTGTTGTCCACCTGGCGATCAGTGGAAAAAGTTTATGACAAGTCTTAAAGAAATTACTGATGCAAACGCCATTGATCATTTTATGTTATATTGTTCTTTAGATTCTTGGGGAGAACAAGCAGAATATATTCGCAACGGGATGGATTTTAATTTACTGTATAACAACGTATGTGATTATTTGCAAAATAGTGAAAAACATAGTTTAACATTTATTATTACTTTTAATGTGTTAAGTTATACAGGATTTTATAACTACATTGAAAATATTCTTAAATTGAGAAAACAATTTAATAAAGGTCGTCAATTAATTTGGTTTGATGTTCCTCAATTAATGGATCCTGATTTTTTAAATCCTAAATTAATGCCTGAACTAGTTTCTGAATTAGAGCGAACAATTGACTTTATGAAATACAATCCGGAAACACGTTGGAATGAATTTAAAGGATTTAGTGATTTTGAAATCAGTAAAGTTCAACGATTAGTTGATTGGATTAAATCGAATACAGGATTTAATACAGAGACAGCTAAAGAAAATTTTTATTTATTTTTTAGCCAGCACGACGAGCGAAGAGGTACAAATTTTTTAAATACATTTCCAGAACTAACTAATTTTTGGAAACAATGCGAGGCAATATGCAAGAAAGTAGAGTGACATTTATTAAAAATGTTCGAGATAGATTAAACAAAGTAGGTGAAGGGTTTTGTGCAATGAAATGGTTGCACCAAACTTTATATCTGCACACAGGCGATAACCATAGTTGTTATCATCCACGTCCACACCATATACCATTAGATGAAATAGCAATTGATCCTAGTGCATTACATAATACAAAATGGAAAATGCAACAAAGAAAAACAATGTTAGAAGGTGGAAGACCGGAAGAATGTTACTATTGTTGGAACATAGAGGATCTACCAGGCGAACATATTAGTGATCGAATGATACATAGCTCTAGTGATTTTTCAGAACCATTGATAGAATCGTTAGCAGAATTGCCGTGGGATGCTCCTATCAATCCGCGGTATCTAGAGGTCAGCTTTGGTAACGGTTGTAACTATCGTTGCGGATATTGCTGTCCACAAGCTAGTACAATGTGGATGGAAGAAATTAAAAAACACGGCAATTACGACCTAACATATAATCAATACGGAATTGAATTTTTAGAACACGGAACATACTATGGACCTAAAGATGAAAATCCCTACATTGAAGCATTTTGGAAATGGTGGCCTAGTTTACGTAAAGACCTTCATACACTTCGTATTACTGGCGGAGAACCGTTAATGAATCCAGGAGCAATGAAATTTTTTGATTTGCTAGAAGATGAACCAGCCCCCCATTTAGAAATTACTCTAAACAGTAATTTAGGAGTTACCTTTGATAGAGTTGATAGATTAATTACTCGAGTTACTAGTTTAGTTAAACAAAAGAAAATTCGTAAATTTAGTTTTTTTACTAGTATTGATAGTTGGGGCGAACAAGCAGAATATATGCGCACAGGGTTAAAATGCGACCACTGGGAACGCAATATGATTGAAGTTATTAAAGCTGGTGCAACTGTTAATTTAATGTGTACCTATAATGTTTTATGTGTGACTAATTTTCAAAAGTTATTACATAAGGTAATTGAATGGCGTGAAAAGTTTGGATTTGAATCAGTATCCTTTGATACACCGTACCTAAAAGAACCTCCTCACTGGATGATTAACATACTTCCAACAGAGTTTATTAAATATCAAGAAGAAACATTACAATTTATTTTAGATAATAAACAATGGTTCACAGATGTTGAGTATGAAAAAATGTTAAGGGTAACTGATTATATGAAAGAGAACCCAGTTAGTCCTGAAAAAATAAAACAAGGTCAGAGAGATTTTTATTCATTTTTTACAGAAAACGATAAAAGATTAGGAACAAGTTTATTAAAAACATTTCCTGAATATACAGAATTCTACAATTACTGTAAAACAATTTATGACAACTATGATAACTGAAAAAAATAAAAACTCTTGGTGTGTAAATGCGTTTCACGCAATGAGTGCCAACAATGATGGCAGTACAAAAATGTGCTGTATGATTGTAGATTCTTATCAAAATTTAATGTTTTTTCCTAATAAATTAATGATTGGTAAAACATCTATCCAAGAAAATTTTAACAATAAAATAGCTGAAAAAATTAGAAATAATCTAGATAAAGGCGTTCGCGATCCGGCTTGTAAATTTTGTTGGGAAGAAGAAGATGGCGGCAGAAAAAGCAAACGTCAACGAGATAATGATCGATACTTTCACGAAATAGAATGGCGCGATCGAACTCCCTATACTGGCCTGGCAAAATTTGAATTAAATCTAGGAAACACCTGTAACATTAAATGCAGAACGTGCCATCCTTCTATTAGTTCTTTATGGATGAAAGAAGCCTATGACTTAGATCATAGTAGCAAAATGTCTTATAAGGAATATAGCGAAGGGATGAAGAAATATCATCAACAATACGATGAAGACAGTCCATTTTGGGATGACCTTGCTAATAATTTAGAAACAATAAAACAGTTTGATTTTTATGGCGGCGAACCGTTCCTGAGCAAGAAGATGTGGGAAATATTACGTATTTGTGTCGACAAGGGTTATGCAAAAGATATAGAGTTGCATTATAATACAAATGGAACCACCTGGCCAAAAGAAACAGAATTATGGCAGCATTTTAAATATATTAATCTAAGTTTTAGTATTGACGGAATTGGAGAACAATTCGAATATATGAGATTTCCAGCCAATTGGAATGAAGTTTGTATTAATATGCAACAGGCAAGATCTTATAAAGATACATACAAAAATATGTCCATTAGTTGGTGTATTACCTTAAGTTCTATTAACATATTTTACCTTCCTAACATTTTAAATGAATATTATAAATCTTACCCTGACCTAGGAGTTTATCTAAATTTAGTACACGGCCCAGAACATTTTAATATTGGTAAAATGCCAGACAATGTTAAAGAAGAAGTAATATCTAGATTAGAAAAAATTCCAAAAGAATACGTAAGTGCGTGGTATCAAATTCCTGGAATCATTGGATTTATTAAAAACGGTAAATTTAAAGATGCTGTTTGGCAAACATTTATTTCAACAATAAAAAAACATGACCAGTACAGAAATCAAGAATTTTCAAAGGTATTTCCTGAGTATTCGAAAATAATAGGTATGTAATATGAACTTTTGGAATTTTAATGAACTAACTCAGATGCACATAGAATTGACTAATGCTTGCAATGCTGCTTGTCCTATGTGCGTAAGATTTTATAATAATAGTCCTTTGACACGGCCCGATCTAGAAATAGGTCAAATAACATTAGAACAATTTAAAAAATATTTTCCTCCTGAAATTATTCAACGTTGTAGTTTAATATTATTTTGTGGTGTACACGGGGATCCTTGTGTTGCTAGAGATATGTACGAAATATGTGAATATATAGATTCTGTAAATCCTAATATTTCTGTTAGAGTCAACACAAATGGCGGAATGCGCAGATCTATCTGGTGGGAAAAATTAGGAAAATTATTTTCTAAACATCCTTGGAGCAGTTCAAATTATTGGTCAGTTACATTTAGCATAGACGGTCTTGAAGATACTAATCACATTTATAGACGAAATGTTGATTGGAAAATTCTTATGGAAAATGCAGAATCGTTTATTAATGCTGGTGGTCCTGCTATATGGGATTTCCTTATTTTTAAACACAACGAACATCAGATAATTGAAGCAAAACGTTTTTCTGAAAAGATGGGTTTTAAAGAGTTTGTTCCTAAAAAAGCACTAGGCGTTGACAACGGAACAGAGCTAGTACATTTGGTAGCTCTTAATAAAGAAGGAGAACTTGATTATACTATAGAAGCTCCTGTTGATCCAAAAAATAGAAATTTAGAAAATCCAACAGGTGTATCTCCAATAAAATATTATCCTTTTAAAATAGATAACTATCGATCATTAAAAGAAACAAAATCTACCGGTAAAGATTTTCAAAATCAAGTGTTAACTGTTTACGAAGATAAAATTTTAAAAACTGATAATACAAAATATGACGGGTGCAAAATTAATTGCAAATCAAAAGTTTGGACAAATGGAAAAAAAGAAATATTTGTTGATAATTTTGGTCGAGTAATGCCTTGTTGTTATATTGGTACTCGATTAAATGGATTATATTCAGAAGCAGCAACATTGCAATTACATAAACATATGAATGATTACGGATGGGATAAGTTTGATCTAAATATTCATTCGTTAGAAGAAATTTTATCAAGTGGACATTTAGATCGTGTATTTGCAGATAGTTGGTCTAAGGACACTATTAAAGATGGAAAATTACTTTATTGCTCTGAAACCTGTGGCGTTCATAGCAGTATTGATAGAATTTTTACTCACGAAATAATTAAAGAAAATCCAAGATGGGCAAAAACTGTATGAGTTTAGAAATATTATATTCTGGTCAAGTTAGGTTTGCAGAAGCTGCTAAACGTCAAGCAGAATGTTTTAAAGATGTAAATCACAATAATATTTTTAGCGTACTTGATTATCTGCAAGATTCGCATTCATCTCTTTCATTAAAATCTACTCATATGATAGAGGAAGATAAAACTTTTGAATTTGCATTAGACCACTTAAAAAACAAATTAAAACCTACTGTTGTCGATGTCTACAATAGGAGTCATTTGGTAGAATGGTATAAGTCTGCATACAAGGTCAGTGAAGAAGATAATTACAAAGTTTTTTATATTCAGCATATATATTCTTTTATACAAGGATTAAAAAAAACTAAATCCGAAGTTGTAATATCAATTACAACTGATTTAATAGTTGAAGGTGATATTAATGCATTTTTAAAAAATGTAACTCAAGATAAACCAAAAGTTTGGGTACATAGACATTCAGATTTAATTACTCCTCACGTTATAGCTTTAAACAGGCCTGCAATAGATACTATATGCCAACGCGGAGATGAATTTTTAAATAATTTTTTTAATCTGTATTCTAACTCAGAATGGGAGAGATCGGAAAAAATATGGGAATTATTGTTTGAATTTTGTAATATTGAATTTAATAGTTTGTCAAATATATATCAATGTAAAATAAGACCTCTTATGACAATTAATGATGTAGACAAATCAATAAATCAATTGTCGATGATGTTTAAAAATTGGAGACAATACAAAGATATAAGCACAAATAGATCAAATTTTAAATTTGAAAAATCTAAAGTAACGAGAATTGTTGCATATGGTTGTAGTTATACAGCCGGAGATGAATTTTTAGATTATCAATTAAATCCCGATGCAGAAAAAATTAAAAGAGAAAAAGGAATAGAAGCTTGGTTTAAAATAAAAGAATCTTATGATCCTTTATTAAGAAAAAAACTAATAGAAAAACAAAAATTATTAGCTTGGCCTGCAATATTAGCAAATAAATTGCAGGTAGAATTATCTAATAGATCTGAAGGAGCAAATTCTCTTCCTAATATTTTGTATCAAATTGAACATGATATTTCAGAAGGTCTAATATCTGATACTGATTTAGTCTTTGTAGGATTGACTTCTATTGAGCGTTCTATATATTTTGGCAAACAGAAATCAAAAGCGGTATTATTAAAAATGAAAGAGCAATTTCCTTTACACCTTCAAGATTATCAAGCGCCTATAATAGAATTTAAAAATGCTATGTATATGTTTTATTTCTATTATCTATGTTGGTCTCGATTAATACAAATATCAGAAAAAAATTTAAACAACAAACTGTTAATTGTTCCTTGCATAAACGACGGAGGTTATAAACATTTTAAAGCTTCTTTTGAAGAGTATTTCAAAAAAGATATTGCTAGAATGCAACAAGAATGTTTATCACATCCTTCTTTTATTACAGATAAAAATCTCTATGATTTTGTAAATGATAAATCTACCGAAATTCACGGATGCGGACATCCTACTCAAATAGTACACAATAGATTTGTTGAGAATATTTTAAAAGTTTTAAAAGATTCCGTTAGTTGAATCTTTGATATCTTTTTTTAATTTATCGATATCGACTTTAAAATCTATTTTTTTAATTTCTTCTTTATATTCTTGCAGCGTATTAATTAATGTGTCTGCAATTGATTCTGGAGTTTGTTTTACTAATTCTGTTTTAATGTCAATCTCCCATACTCTGCCATCGCTAAATTCTAGATGTATTAATTCTAGATAAGCGACTGGCATAGTATTCATATAGAGATCTTCAAAGACCTCTGGCCACTCTTTTATTAAGTGGCGTGGAGGCTTAAACAACGGATTAGGCATCGGCTGATTCTTCTGCCTTCTTGACGGTTTTCTTAGTAGGCGGATCTAGTGAATCTGCTTCACGTCTTAATCTTGCTGCTTCTTTGTACATTGCATCTGCCTGACTACGATAAGAACGAGCAATATCTTTATCAGTTAGTGCTTCGTTGGTGCTTGCCTGCG